GCCTTCTTGGACGAATGTGCTTCCTTCTTGGTGAAAAGAATGGAAGGGCTTTTCAAGCCGAGGTTGATCATTTCAAGGGGGCGCATCTGACCCAAGTACGGCGCTGCGACATAGCGCAAAATCAGCCGGAGCACAGCCAACTCAGTTAGATCCTTGCGATTGATCTCATTGTTGAGCCAAGTCTTCTTGGGGCCTTTAAGAAGACAATTGCTCCAGCCAGTCGACTTTTCACCATCCATTGAGTTGTAGATGTCATCCATGAACTCGGAGAAACCCTGGTGGTGTTTGTCAACAAACCCAGGCCTGAGCTCGCCAGTGGATGCGGCGAAAAGTCTGGGGACCGTCTGCGGATATTCTTCGTAGATTTCCCCGAGCGTCTCCGCCACAGGACATGTGGCTGGGTTGTCTCCAGCAACAACCAAATCCATATTGGCGGTCAAAGAGATCTCCTGCGACTGGCTCTGCAACGAGCTAAGGGAAGCGTCGGTTCCAGAAGGCGGCCAAACGAACTTGCTGTGGTAGGGAAAGTCCTTGGTCCAAACTGCATCAAAGTGATCAGGTTGCATACCAAGACGACTTCCTTCGGGAGACTGTAAAGCTCCACGAATCGCATTGAGCGCGTCAACTGACATGCCCCTAGCCTCAACCTGGTCTCTGTCATAGCTTCTCTCCGACTTGGCAGTCAAAGCAAAGACAGGCTCGTCCTTGTTGTTGTTGAAAACATGAGTTGACGAGTTCCCTTTCGGTTTTAAAACCTTGCTGGTGATCTTCCCAGCTGCAACGAATGCGAGCATAGGAGCAAAAGCTGGCGTTTCAAGCAGTTGATCAAGATCAGCACCTTTAAACGCAACAACATTTGCAGGGTTCCTGTAGACAGCCCTAACGAGCTCAGCAACATGGTTTTCGCCAAGACGGACAGGGACGGGCCCAGAAGAAGCAGCAACGATTTCCTTGTAGGAACGAAGGTCACGAGCAACTTCTTCAAATTTCAAGAAGTCCTTGTAAAGCTTCGGTCCAAGCTCTCCGGCGGCAGCAGCTTTGCTGAACCGCGTGTAGAAAGGAGTATCAGACTCGCATCTTTCCTCAAAGTTCACACTAACCGGAACCGTCGGTGATGTCTCGGGGACAGGCATGGAAACCGGTATCGGAGGAGCAGCAGGACGGGGGTTGGATTGAAGAAACCTGGCCCCCGTGGCGCCTGACGAGGCCGAAGTGGCTGCAGACAAAGCTGGCGAGTGGTCACGGAAAGAATCTGAACCACTGCTGGATTGTTCAATGAGACCAAGCGCAACAGCAGCATGATTCCTCCCAGTGTTGGCAGGGAGAATGTGCGAGTACTGA